TGTCAAGTAAAAATTATTATCCTCTTAACGTCCGTACATCAGAATCAGAAGAGAAAAAGCTAAAAAACTACTGTAAAACCCGGAAGCGGTCAATAACCGATGTAGTCCGGGAATTGATTAGAAGTTTACCCGATGACTGATACTCAAGAGTGTTGTCAGAATAGCTAACATTAAAAGTGCCGGTCTGTGAACTGGCACTTTTAACTTTATTCCCCAATTAACAGTTGACGGTTTCTAGCCTTAGAAAAAAGCTGCTTAACTTCCTTGAGGTTTTCGGTGGGGACATAGGATGCTTGATTAACTCGCAACCCCTGACACACTAAATGAGAGTGTCCATTCTTCTCTAACCAACGCTCTAACTCTCTTCCAGACTTGAATCCTAGTTCTTTCCCTAACTCAGCAGTAGAACGACCCTCAAAACTCACGTTTCGTCCGTTTTTACAGATAATTGTCTCGGTGACTTTTTCAACCTTCTCGATCACAATATCTGGACGGCCATCTAACAAGGCTAAAACCTCAGCACCATGTATTAATCGAATTGCGTCACGCCGATCCATATAATAGGTTTTGGCTTTTGTCAGTTCTAACTCAAGTTCTAATTCTCGAATACGTCCACTTTGAGCGGGGATTACTTCTTTGATAAGTTGCTTTGCTTGACTAAATGCCTTGACTAAGTTGCGCTTACAAGCAATGACCTGCGAAGTATTTCGAGACAGTGTCATCAAAAAAGTTGCTTGCTCTTCATTCAGGTAGCAGTAACGCTCAGGACGACCGCCGCTAGAGCCTTCTAGGGGTTTCGACATTTGAAATGCGACAACTCCAAACTCTTGAATCTCGTCAATGTATTTTTCTATGGTTTGACGCAAGGCGCGGTGTTCAATCCCCAACTCACCAGCAATCAAACGAGAATCAACGACAAGACAATCATTCTGTGATACTATTTCAATAGCCATATTGGCCTCTTGTTCAGGTAATGTGGTTAGTCCCCCGTTAGTACCGGGGGCATTGCTACAATTGTACCATTTCACATAGTTGCTTGACGATTCTAGTCAGTAGGAAGAAATAATCAGGGAAAGAGGATTAAAATAATCCTCTTTCTTTTTTAGTGTCCTATGCTGGCAGTCATTGTTAGTTTGTAGTTAGATTGTAGATATTGTTATTAACAATAGAACCCTTGATATATATAGCTTCTAGACTTTGTTAATACTGTTAACGCTATCCCCCGATATTATTTTTTTACGCTCTTATTGCTGAGACTGTCTTTCCTTTTTACCCCATTTTCTTTTTTTTTCTCTATACGACATCAACGACATCAACAAAGCCTAAAACCTAGACAGGGTAAAGATTTCGATTGTTAATAACCCTATTAACAATCGAAATACAATCTAACTTCCCACGGCATTACCTCTCAGTTACGCAGAAAAAACTCTGGACATCTTTTTTTGGCGTTGACAAGGATTGCTTCTGTTTGACCTCTCACAATTTCATCGCGCAAAATATACAGTATTTCTGATCCTGATCCTGTCCCCGTCCCTACTCTTGCTGTTGCGTACGGAAAAACAGCAGAACTAATCGCTCCCATAGTTTCTCCCAGTGTCAGTCCAGACTTGAGATACTGACAAGTTCTTTTCTCAAGTATCTCTTGAGTTTGAGTATCGAGAGACAGTGCCACGGTAGGCATCATTCCTAAAAACAATAAGCTTAAAATAATCTTTCTCATTGGGTTTATGGTAATTTTCTATTATTTTACCACTCCTAAAGTAGGTACTCGATACTTTCTATTAACGATAAACGTTTACCCAAAATATCTAAATACGTTTGCATTGCCTCTGATTGCTGTTCCAAAAGAGCTAGTTGCTCTAATGAAATGCTTTCATGTGGCGATTCCAACGCCTTGTTTAAAGCGGTTAGCCTTTCTTCAAGCTCCGTTTTCTCTTGTTTTAATCTATCTAACCAAGACATAATCAATCCTCCTCTATTGTGTAAACTTCTTCTAACTTTTCACGATCCAAAAACAATAAACTTAAAGCAATCTTTCTCATCGGGGTTATCGTAATTTTCTATGATTTTACCACTCCTGAAGCAGGTACTCGATAAACCAGTACAGGCGGGTATTCATGAATATAGGTCTTCATCACGCCATTTATTGAGTCAGCATGAATATACTCCCCATCTCCTAAATAGATGCCTACATGACCATCTACCCCTGACTTATGGAACATTAGAACATCACCTTTACACAGATCACCTTCAACCCTATCTAGTAAGCGATCAAGAAATTTGACTAAGAAGTTATTCCGGGGAATCCGTTCATAGTTTTCAATAATGAAATCATGGGGCAAGAATCCGACTTCAATCCCTACGCCAGCAATAAATCCTACACAATCGGTTCCAATACCTTTGAGGGATTGACCATGAAACCAGGGAGTACCGAGCCATTCAAGAGCTTCAGTAACGATTTGATTACCCAAAGAATCGTTTTTTAGTTCGTTCATTTTGTGCATTTTCCCGTTCTTTCAATTGATTTAAACTATAACCCATATCATTCCGTGATTCTACAGTCACGTTATTGGTGTTATTAATTACCAAAGACTGATTAGAGCTATTGTTATTTGAAGTTGTGGAGTAATTAGGCTTACCCCCGACAAATCCCCCATTAGCATAGTTCTTAATAGGAGCATTATTTCTGTAGTCTAGATAGGCTTCTGTTTCTTTAGGGTTGAGAACCAGTTCATCTTCATTGGCTACGATTAATCGAGGTTTTCGGCCTCCCGACATTGCTCGTTCACGCTGAAAAGCTGAAATGATATTTTTCTCTATCGGAACATTAGCATCCCCAACTTTCCCACCATCACTAAATAGGCTGAATCCTGTACCTAGAGAAAAGGCAGAAGCCGGAGCAGAAGCAAAGCTAGAGGCTCCTATACTACCAAGTGACCCAATCGAACCAAGTCTGCCTAGTCCCCCACTAAAAACTCCTGTTATTCCGCTAAGTAGCCCATTAAATAAGCCACCGCCGCCACCTCCCCCAAAGATAGAAGAAAATATGTTACCTACTGGTTTAAAGATACTGTTTAGAGCATTAGTGAAAAAGTTGCCTACTGGCCCGATGATTGCATTAAATAGCGACTCAAATGCCTGAGTTATTGGTTTAGTAAAACCATCGATAGCAGAAGTTAAAGCATCGATAGCAGGCTTGGTAATACCCTCAACAAATTTTGTCATGATATTTAATCCAAGACTACTAAAAGCTGATCCTATTCCTTTTCCTTCTCTAATATCAGAGAAAAAGCTTTCAGCTGCGCCACGATTTGGGGAAGCATCTAATGCTACTTGTTCTAGTCTTAATTCTGCAATTTTTTCCCATTCCGAGCGGATATTGGCTACAAATTCAGCGTATTGTGGTAAGTCTTTGTAAGGTTCTAAATAATCCTCTAGTTCCTCTTTTTCTTTTTGTAGGCTAATACGTTCGGCAAGGATAGCAGAATCATCAAATAGAGTCGGTCGGGATTGATTCTCTAGCTTCAATCTTTGAATAGTTAAATCATTTAACCGATCACGGATACTCCTGACTGTATCTCTGGTTTTTCTAAATGATGCTTCTAAGGTAGCTACTCCCTGATTTCTGCCTAATTGTTCAATTGCTTGATCAAGAATTGTTACCTGTTCTTTAGCTAATTTAGCGTTTTTAGCTAAAGCATCGGCATTTTTTAGAAACTGTTCTGCCACATCAGCAGGCATTTTTCCTAATGCTATTTGTTCGGCTACTACTTTTTTAATATTTTCACTCATTTTTTGCCATCCGTCGGCATTTAAAAGTAAAGTCCGTCGCTGGTCTTCTAGTGATTCAATCTGAGAGCGATATTGTCGAGAGACTTCTGTAGCACTCTTATTAATTTCTTCTTGTACTGTCAAATACCCTTTAGAGTTGATAGTCAAATCAGCGACATTTTCGGAAGCATCTCTTAAAGTACGTTCTGATGCACGGGCATCTTCCTCTTGCTGCCGTCTAAATTTCATTGATCTGTCAAGAGCATTGTTTAGATTTTGTTGCTCTTCTAGCCGTCTTAAAAACTCCTCGGCGTTTTGATTGGCTGTTTCAGCGTTGCGAATTTGATCAGCCGCTGCGCCAAGATTACCTGTAGGAAGATCAGGAACGGGCGGTAAATTAGGACTCTGGAAGTTAATCGGATTGTCTTTAGGAACCGGTGGTAAATCGGCATCCCAGAAGTTATCTTGATTTTGATTAGGTAAAGTCGGTAATTGGGCTATAGGTGGGGGACTACTAAATTCTGGACCACCTTTTCCTTCTTTTGTTTCTTCTTTTGTTAAAACACGGGGAGGTTGTAAAACAGGAACAGAAGTGGGCAAGGGGACAGGAGAAGGGTTAGGGGTGGAGTCTTTAATGGATTGGCTAATTGCATTAGTAGCATTAGTTATTATTGTTCGATTATTTAGTTGATTGCCGTTAATGTTTGCATAAGCAGTTACAATATATTCTTTCCCATTAATGTTTACCAGTCCAACGTTACCAATAACTTTAGAGTTATTTCCAATTTTTCCGCCGATTTCATTATT